GGATCGGCGTACTGGGTCGGGGAAGGAAAGCCGAAGCCGCTCACGTCCTGGACTTATGCCAAGACGACACTCGCACCGCTCAAGGTCGCAACGATTGCTGTGGCGACCATGGAACTCCTGCGCGACTCGAGCCCGGCGGCCGACGGCCTGATCCGGACCGAACTCGGGCGGGCAGTGAGGGAACGGCTCGACATCGACTTTATCGATCCTGGTAAAGCCGCGGTCGCCAACGTTTCGCCGGCCTCGATCCTGAACGGTATTTCGGCCATCCCCTCGTCCGGTTCGGACGCGGAGGATATACGCGCCGACATCCGAACCCTGTTCGGGACGTTCATTGCGGCGAACAATGCGCCGACGAATGGCGTCTGGATTATGGGCGCCGAAACGGCGCTGGCCCTGTCGCTCCTGCAAAACCCGCTCGGGCAGGCGGAGTTTCCGGGCGTCGGCATGACCGGTGGCACGTTGTTCGGTCTGCCGGTCGTCGTTTCTCAGTATGCGGTACGCGATACCGAGGGCGCGGTCGTGGCTCTCGTCAATGCGTCCGATATCTGGGTCGCCGACGAAGGCGGGCTGGAAGTCCGGGCGAGCAACGAGGCGTCGATCGAGATGGACAACGCACCGACCAATGCCTCGGCACCGTCGGGCGCGGTGGTCGAGCAGACCCTCGTCTCGATGTTCCAGACCAACAGCGTCGCGTTCCTGGCCGAACGCACGATGAACTGGGCCCGCGCCCGGGCATCGGCGGTCGCGTACATGACCGGCGTGACGTGGGGTGAGGCGAGCTGATCGTCTCGATTTGGGGCGGTCGTGCTACGAAACGGAGCGGCCGCCCCTTTTTTGAAAGGATGCAGGGCATGGGCAAAGTAACCATCAAGTACAGTCGAACCGGACGGATCAAGAAAATGCGCGAGGCGCACGCGGTCATTTTGGAACGGCTCGGCCTTGCGTCCCGGATCGAGGAACCCGAGGCGCAGGGGAAACCAAAGCCGAAACCAAAGCCAAAGAAAGACCAACCGCCGGACGAGGCTGCGATATCCCCGCGCACCGGCAAGCCGAAGCGCCAGTACAAGCGCCGCGATCTCTCGGCTGAGGAATGAAAATCTTCGGCCTCGAGATTCGGCGGGCACAAAAGGCGCTGAACTCGATTCCCCAGTATAGCCACGGGTGGCGGACCATCCACGAGCCATTCTCCGGCGCCTGGCAGCGCAACCTCGAGGAGCGGTATGCGGACCTGCTCTGCTATCCGACGCTCTATGCCTGCGTGTCACGCATCGCCCAGGACATCGCCAAACTGCCGTTTCGACTGGTCGAGAACCGGGCCGGCATCTGGGTGCCCATCGAGAATCCGGGTTACTCGCCAGTGCTGCGCAAGCCGAACTACTTCCAGACCGCGCAGCAGTTCCGGGAGTCATGGGTGCTGTCGCGCGAGCAGCACGGCAATGCCTACATCCTGAAAGAGCGCGACAACCGCAACGTCGTGACGAGCCTGTATGTGCTCGATCCCTGCCGGGTGAAGCCGGCCGTGTCCGATTCGGGCGACGTGTTCTATGAAATCTGGAACTGGGGCCACTGGAACCTGCCACCCTTGCCGCCGAATACGTATTTCGAGCGCGACAACGGCAACACCCTCGTCCCGGCGCGGGAGATCATCCACGACCGGGCGAATACCTTTCACCATCCGCTGATCGGCGTTCCGCCTTTGTGCGCGGCCTACTGGCCGGCCGTGAAGAACCTGCGGATCCTGCGCAACGCGGCGGATTTCTTCGGCAACAACGCGCAGCCCGGCGGATTGCTGACCGCACCAGCCGGTATGAGCGATGCCGATGCGGACGCGATCAAACAATACTGGGCAGACAATTTTACCGGCGAGAACGCCGGCAAGGTCGCGGTGATCGGCGCCGACATGAAGTTCACGGCGTTTTCGATCAACTCGGTCGACTCCCAGATGGTCGAGCAGATGAAGTATTCCGACGAGCAGATCTGCCAGCCGTTCGGCATCAAGCCCTACAAGATCGGCATCGGCAACCCGCCAGGCGGCTGGAAGGCCGACGATGTGAACGTCGAATACTACGGCGATGCACTCTCGCCAATCATCGAGGCCATGGAGAACCTGCTCGACGAAGGCCTCGGCATCAAGCCGCCCCTCGGTGCCGAGCTCGACACCGACCCGCTCTGGCGCATGGACGAGGGCAAGATGGCGGACGTCGAGACCCGGCTCGTCGGCGGCAAGGTCAAGACGCCCGATGAAGCGCGGCGGAAATTCAACCTGGCTTCGACCGGCGGCGGCGACACGCTCTGGGGCCAGCACCAGGACTATCCGCTCGGTGTGCTCGCGGAGCGCGAAGACCTGAACCCGGTCGCACCCGAACCCGCACCGGACCCCGACATCGACAACGAGCGGGCGGTCGGCGCTCTGCTGCGGGAGGTGATGAGCAATGTTTGACCCCGAAAAATTCGGCGCCGAAGTCGGCCGGACCATTGCCGCTGCCATCCGACCACTGCGCGAACGAATCGCCGAGCTCGAGGCGCGGCAACCAGACCCGGTCGAGGTCACACACGACGATATCCTGGCGGCGCTCAGGGCGGACCCAGGATTCATGCGCGAGCTCGTCGCCGAGTATTTGAAGACAAACCCGCCAACTCCAACTCCCGGACCCCGGGGCGAGCCAGGAGCGGAGGGCCCGCAGGGGCCGAAAGGAGAGCAAGGTGAGCGCGGCTTCGGCGTCGCCGGGGCGTTCATCAACCAGTGTGGACACCTGGTGCTTACGCTCGGCAACGGCGAGGCGAAGGACGTCGGCCCGGTGGTCGGTGCCGATGGCCGGGATGGATTCGACCTATCGGACTTCGGTGCTGAATACAACGGTGAGCGCGACCTGACTCTGATGTTCGAAGACAGGAACGGCCTGCGCCGCGACTTCAACCTGCACCTGCCGATCATGATTCATCGCGGCTTCTGGGCAGCTGGTACCAGGGCGAAACAGGGTGACGGCTGGACCTGCGACGGGAGTCTCTGGATCGCGAAGCGGGACAACGACACGAAACCGAGCTACCAGAACAAGGACGACTGGATCATGGCCGCCCGAAAGGGCAGGGACGGCGAGCAGGGACCGCCGGGTCGGAATCTCGTCGCACCGCAACCGGTGGCGCTCAATGGTTCCTGATCTCATCACCCTCGAGGACGCGCGGGTACATCTCAGGCTCGACGATGTCGATTCCGACGGCGGCCCGGATGATTCCTGGCTCACGGTATTCATCACGGCGGTGTCGCATGCCGTCGGCCTGTGGCTCAAGGAGGCCTGGCGCCTGTACGAAGTCGAGATCGATTCGGACGGGGAGGTGGTGCTCGATTCGGAAGGTATTCCGGTCAATGTGCTCGACTCGGCCGGCGATTTCCTCGTTGTCCCGGCCGTACGAGCAGCCTGCCTCATCGAGCTCGAACGCCAGTACCGGTTCCGAGGCGGCGAGGGCGTAGAGACGGAAGTACCGCAGGAAGCGGGGCACGGCTACACGCTGGGACGTGGCGCCACGGCACTCCTGACCCCGCTCAGACGCTCCACGGTAGCCTAGAGATGCCTGGTGTAGCGGCTGGCAAACTGCGGCACAAGGTGACGTTGCAGGCACCGACCACGACGCAGGACTCGGACACGGGTGAGCAGGTCGTCGAGTGGCACACCATCGCAGAGCCCTGGGCCGAGATTGCGCCGCTCTCGGGACGTGAGTACTTGGCGGCCGGCGCAGAGCAATCGGAAGTCCGGGGCCGCATCACGATCCGGTATCGGGATGACGTTGCTCCCGACCAGCGGATCATTTACCGCCGCCGCTACTACACGATCCTCGCGGTACTGCTCGATGCCGACTCGATGCTTGAGCACCTGACGTTGATGGTGTCGGAAGGCGTGAAGTTCTACGAGGACTCGGTGCCGGGCGAGGGTGTCGAGGAACTGGCGCTGCAGGATGGCGGCGGTCTCCTGTTACAGGATGGCGGGGCGCTCCTGCTGCAATGACGGTCTGGAACCTGCTCGCACCCGGGCCCTCGGCCTCGCGCGAGCTCGCGGAGTCCCTGCGCGGCACACCGCTCGGGGTCATCGGCAATGCCTTCGAATTGGCGCCCTGGGCGGAGTTCCTGGCGGCGAGCGATATGCACTGGTGG